AGGAGGAAGTAAGTATTATGTTTGAAAAATTTGGCGAATTAAACTCAGTAGAAGAATTGAACAAAGCGGCAGCAGGCTTGAAAGAAGAGGGAGATGTAGCATCCCTCATTGTGCTGGCAGAAGAAAATGGACTGGATAAGGAAGATGCAGAGGATTATGCAGCAGGCGAAATGGAAGAACTGGCAACGGTTAGCACCGCAGCACTTGGAAAGCTGAAGGTAGAGAGTGCAGACCTTCAGCCAAAGGAAATCATGGTTGACTGGGTAGAATATATAAAAATGCAGTGCACTGAGAAAGAAGAGGTAGCCAGATGCGTCCGTAAGAAAGGAAAGACACTGAAAGGCTGCATTGCAGAATTGCTGAAATGGAGCTTTAAGAATGCCTATAGCATACCGGATGATATATCAAAGGCAGCAGGCATAAAAGAGGCAAATGTGAAACTTGGCATCCCAGGAATGGGACAGGCAAAGAAAATCATCAATGACTATTACATGAGCTAGGAGGCAGAGAAGGATGAAGAAAAAAGAACTTCTGGCAATGAAAGAACTTCTGGCAACAAAAGCAATGCTGACCGTGGCTAGCGAGAATCCGATTGAAAAAGAGGAAAGAAAAACGTCATGGGGAACATACTGGGTGAACGTAAGATGTAAGTATGCAAGGTATTTAAGAGCGGCTGTAGAAAACAAGATACTTAAAGTTGCGGTATTTACACAGAAAGATTTAGAAGAAGGGAAAAACGACCCTAAGTATGAAGTTTATGTGGACGAGGAAAATGAAAAGTGGACAACATACGAGCGCAGGACAGGAAAGTGGAGGGAAGCAAAGATAGATAACCTTGAATATACCGGAATGGGAAGCCTGTTTCAAAAGGGAAACTGGCAGCAGGAGACCGAGAGAAAGAAAGTAAATGAGTATTTCAAAACAGGACAAAACAGAGATATTTTTGAAGCAGTGCTGGACTTCCAGGCGGGAATTAAAAAAAGTCAGTTGATAAATAAGCACCGAAGTGAAATAGAACAAATTGATGAAGTAATGCGAGAAGTGCCGGAGCTTCCAAAGAATTTCGAAAATTGGATAGCGAAAAACTGTTTTAAAGAGCTGATGTTTTATGAACCGGAAAACAAATGCTCTCACAGATGGCCAAAGATGTACTGTACTCATTGTAAAAAATGGATGCCAACTCCGGCGGATTATAAAAATAGACCAAAGCATAACGAAGAGACTGTGTGCCCGGAATGCAAGTCACCTGTGAGATACAAATCATGGAATAAGCAGAAGTATGTTGAGGATGATGCTGATGTAGGCATTTTACAGAGATTAAAGGATGACTCAGGGTGGATTCTGAGAAGATTCAATTGCAAAATAAAAAGAAATTGTGAAGCTGGATGGGAGATATATGATCTACATATCTGGGAAAATGCTAGAGCGAGACTTGATGATTATTTTGCTGAAAGAGAATATTTTGAATACGGAGAATACAAATACACTGGAGTCGACAGATGGTGCCATGAATGCAGGAGAAGCAACTGGAAGTATTACTACGGTTACGGATACGTAGATAAAAGCCTTGGCTCAATGATCATGTATACTCCGAATCTTAAGCGAGAACTTAGAAGAGAAAAGTTTCACAAAATGGACTTAAAAGCTGTAATGAAAATAGGTGGGCGGAAGAGAGTTCCGCCAGCAACAATTTTGAGAAGACTACAAAGGTATCCGTACATGGAATATTTGCAGAAAAGTGGACTTGAGAAACTTATGGAAGAAATAATAATAAGCGAAAATGACGAGACCTTGTGTAATGGAGATGCGGCGAGAATTCATGAAGTGTTGCAGCTGGACAAGCAGAGATTCCAAAGAATGAAAAAGATGGACGGAGGATGCAGAACTTTAAGAGCGTTGCAGTATGAGCAGCAGACAGGAAAGAAAGTTTCAGATGAAAACATTATTTTTCTTGAAAATGAGAATGCGAATGTGAAAGAACTGATTGAAATTACAGATAGAACCAAGATGAACGTGGAACGGACGGTGAACTATCTGAAAAGACAGATGGATATGACGGAGGAGAGCTGGATAAGCATTGTGAGATACTACAAGGACTACCTTAATATGGCGGAGCTATTCGATATGGATATCACAGATGAGATAGTTTGCAGACAGCCTAAAATGATGGAATATCATGATAAGTATGTTGAGAGGAAGAACAGGGAAGAAAGCAAAAAGAGAGACAAGGAAGTGGATGCAAAGTACACACATATTGCGGAAAATGCTAAGAAATTTGAAGAACATTTCAAATTTGGAACGAAGGAGTATCAGATACTGGTACCTCAGAAGGCTTCTGATATTACAAGAGAAGGAAGAAGGCAACATCATTGTGTAGGTGCCAGTGATACGTATATCAGAAATATGGACGAAGAGAAGGGCTTTATTCTGTTTTTGCGGCGAAAAAAGAACCTTAAGGCTCCATATTACACATTGGAAGTCACATGGGATGGAGAAATCAGTCAGTTCTATGCAGCATATGACAGACAGCCAAGTAGAGAAAAGATATGGGATGTATTAAAAAAATTTACTGCATCAGTAAAGCGGAGAAACAAGAAGATGCAGGCAGCAGGATAGGAGGCAGTCATGGAAGAATTAAAGAACATAGAAAACTATGAACAGTTCAAGCAGGCTCTGGACACGGAGCTGGCAAATCAGACAGCAGGCTTCGTAAGAACCGGCTACCTGCTGAAAAAGGCAAGAGACACAGATATTCTTGCATCATCCGGATATAGCACCGTAGCGGAATTTGCAAAGGCAGAATATGGTCTTTCCAAAGACATTGTATCGAGGTACATAGCCATAAATGACAGATACAGCGAGGGCGGTTACTCTGACCGCCTTCAGGACAAATACGAAGGGTATGGAGTGGCGAAGCTCCAGGATATGCTCACCCTTCCGATTGAGGTAGTAGACCTCATATCTCCGGAAATGACAAGAAAAGAGATTGCAGAAGTAAAGGCAGAGGTAAGGGAAGAGGAAGCCATATCACCGGTAGAAGTAGCCATTGAAGGCGAGGATGTGCAGCAGGCGGATATGGATTTAAGCCAGAAGGCTATCTTCCAGTATGCAAAAGACAATCCGGAGATATTTAAAAAACTGCTTAAGTGGAAAGAAACTGGAGATTCAGAAGAGCTTGAGAGTATTCTGGCGCCATCAGGAATCGCAGTGTTGGCTTCCCGGCCACAGGGAATCGGAAAGGTATTCACATCCTTCAAGGGAGAAGGACAGCCGGTGGACATCCTGGCAGTAAGGAGTAATGAAAAGCAGACCTTGAGCATGGATGAGTATGTGGAAAAGGTCAGAGAGGTATTTGCTCCGGTGGCAGATATGCCGGATGCATATGAAAAAAACTTCGGAGTTGCACCGGTGCAACCGGAAAACGTTCCTGAAAAGCCAGAAAACGTTCCTAAAAAGCCGGAAAACGTACCAAAAGAACCGGGAAACGTTGAAAAAACAGAATGTGAGGTGCTTTCCGGAGAGGTTGTGGATAATGAGCCGGAAGAAGTACAGGAAGAAAAAGCTACAGAGGAAGCTCCGGCGGCAGCAGGCTTAGATAAAAATGTATTAAGAGGTTATGCAGCGGCAGTAAGTTCCAGTATTAAGAAGCTGGACCGCCTTTGGGAAAACCGGGAACTGGAGAAGTGCCTGGAGGAATTAACAAGTATACGTTGGAGGATAGAACAGATACAGAAGAATGGAGGGAATGCAGAATGAAACCAGTAGAAAATGAGGAATTAATTGAAGCAGACATAATAAGAGTATTTTTCCACAGCGAGAATGAAACCTTTAAAGGCCTGGAATTAATGCCTACAGAGGAAGAGAAAGAGACATTAACTTTTGAAGATATTTATAATCTGGCCAAGAAGAACGGACTGGAAGAGGATGATATGTACATCCTCATGATTGCTGAGAATCAGCTGAGCGGAAAAGTTTACAAGCACGGAAATTATAAGCCATGGAATACATGGTATGAGTGTGGAGAGACGGAGGGATTTGCTTAATGAAAAGACGAAGATGCAAGCAGTGTGGAAAGCTGTTTATGCCAGTAGGCAAGGAGGCAATCTGCTCAGTAAAGTGCCGGCAGGAACGGATGAAGGAAAGAGCAGAAAGAAGAAAGGCGGCATATAAGAAGCCGGAACTTAAGGTAGGAAGTATTGCCTGGGTAAATGCAAAAGCGAGAGAAGCAGGCATGACATACGGAGAGTGTGTAGGAAGGAGTAGATTATGATAGAGTGTATGAGAAGAACTGCAAGCGAGGAAGAAGCATTGAAAGACGTAGTAAAGGATGTCCTTGGAGGGCATCCCGGATTAATGAAAATGCTGGAAGAAAAAGGATACTATACCGCACCGGCGTCAATTGAACACCACGGGGCATACCGGGGCGGCTTACTGGCACATTCCATCCAGGTAGGCTATGAGCTGATGCATTTAACCAGTAAGCTGGGGCTTAAGTGGGAGAGGAAAGAAAGTCCAATGATAATAGGACTGCTACATGATGTGTGCAAGCTGGATGATTATGATTGCATTTCGGTTGGAGACAACACGTCAATAGAATGGAAAAAGGATGATGCCCTCTATCCAGGACACGGAGAAAAGAGCCTTATCATGCTGATGGGCTACATAGCACTCACGGAAGAGGAGAAAATGTGTATCCGCTACCACATGGGAGCCTTCACCGATAAGAAAGAGTGGAGCTACTACACAAGAGCAGTAAAGAGATATCCTAACGTGCTGTGGACACACACAGCAGATATGATAGCTTCTCAGATAAAGGGTGTGTGAAAAAATGAAAGAAGAGATTGTTAAAATGATGATTAGAATGTCCGGAAGATACAGTTATCATACGATCTTCCAGGACTGGGTGGCGGTAATGGCAATTGCAATACAAAACAATTGTGTATTGTGGCATGACAAGATATGGCAGGAAAGAGAGGAGCATTATAAAAATATTATGAGTAAATACGAGAGAGAAGAAAGGATTAAATTTATTCAAATGTTCGAAATGCTTACAAACCAGTTTGAAGAAGGGAAGATTACAGATGTGCTCGGTGAGATATACATGAGCCAGAACAGTGGGAACGGAAGGCTGGGACAGTTCTTCACACCATTTCATCTGTCAGAATTAAATGCCAGGCTCATAATAGAGAATCAGCTTGAAGACTATGATGGAGAGAAAAAAATAGAAGTAAATGAGCCAAGCACAGGTGGTGGAGGAATGCTGATTGCACTTTGCAAGATTTTGAAAGAAAGAGGAATCGATTACCAAAGAAAACTTGAAATCACAGCACAGGACCTTGATTGGAATGGAGTATACATGACATATGTCCAGCTTAGCTTGCTTGGAGCAAAGGCAACAGTAGTACAAGGAGATACGCTCTGTGAGCCTTATGTGCAAGGAGTGACACCTGAGTACAGGATTCTCAGGACACCAATGAAAACGGGGGCTTTAATATGAGTGATGCGAGAGAGATGCTTGTAGAAGACATCTGTATGTATCTTGGGGCAAAAAACATTAATATTCAGGACATAAAAAACGAGCTTTACATAGTGGTAAATAACTATGCAGTTGAAAAAGAAACGACAGAAATCGTGGAATATGAAGGAGACGTAAATGAGATCTTAATAAAACGCTTCCTTGCTTCAAAGACGATTCAGGGATGCACGCAGAGGACAATTCGCTTTTATGCAGCAGAATTGAAGAGATTTAACGCATTTGTCAACAAGCCATTTACGCAAGTTACGGCAGATGACATACGCTACCTGACAGCAAAGAAGCTGACCATTGATAAGGTCAGTAAAACGACCGTTGGGAACACACAAAGATGCTTATCATCATTTTTTGCTTGGATGGAAAAAGAAGAAATCACAGAAAAAAACATAATGCTCAAAGTGGAAAAGATGAAGAAAGAGAAAAAGAAGAAAAAAGCATTCACAGAGACAGACATAGAAAAAATAAGGGATGGATGCAAGACAGAAAGGGACAAGTGTCTTGTAGAAGTGCTCCTTTCCACATGGTGTAGGGTATCAGAAGTCATTAATATGAAAATAAGTGATATTAAACCGGACGGATCCATGACGGTATTGGGAAAAGGAGAGAAAGAGCGTACAGTGTATCTGAATGCGAAAGCACAGTATCAGATAGATAAATATCTTTCGCAGAGGAATGATAAGGAGGACTGGCTTTTTGTGGCACTGGACGAACCGCATGAACAATTGAAAAAATCGGCAATAGAAATAAGAGTGCGGCAGATTGGAAGAAAGCAGGGAGTGGAGAATTGCCACCCTCATAGATTCCGGAGAACTGGAGCAACCTTCGCATTAAGAGCCGGAATGCCGATTGAGGACGTGTCGAGGATACTGGGGCATGAGCAGTTATCGACTACGCAGATTTATTTGGACATTGACGATGAAAAGACCCATGCATCGCATAAAAAATACGCTATGTAAAGTCAAAGGTGCAGCAGGCTAGAGAGGAGGCATGAATGGAGCGGAGAGTAGTCAAGCAGATAGTCAGAGAGACATTGAGGGAGCTCATAGACAGTGAAATGCTGGAAGAACCGTACAAGCTCATAGAAAGGATAGTTGAGAAGGAACTGAAGGCATTTTTCAAGCAGGAGAATAAGAAGATGTATCCAGTCCTTCAGAAGATGAGTAATGACCCGTATATCGATATTATATATGGCAGATACCGGGATGATATGAGCATGACAGAGATAGCGGAGCAGTTGGAGATTGACAAGACAACAGCTTACCGCCATAAGAAGAGGCTGATTGTGCAGATATATGATGAATTGAACAGACCACAGAGAAGGGGCAGGGCTTGAAACCTTGCTCTTTCTTAAAATAAACGGTTGACAATATGCACCTACAGATGTATCTTGATATTAAAGAAGTGCGTTTACCGGATTTACTGGAGAAAGGAGAAATCATGAGCCATTTAAAAGACGAGAGAGAAAGAAAAAAATTGACGCAGGCGAAACTTGCCGAGCTATCCGGTGTCAGCCTCCGGATGATATCATATTATGAGCGGGGCTATAAGGATATTAACAAGGCACAGGCGGATAGCCTGTACAAGCTGGCAAAAACGCTGAATTGCAGCATGGAAGACCTGATGGAGCCGGTGGAATAGAAAGGGCGGTTATTCTCATAACTATATACACCTATGGGTGTATAAAATATACAAAAAATCAGCATGATTTTTATATATTATGCCAATAGACATTATGCACCTACAGGTGTATTATAATATCAACAAGAGGAACGCAAACACAGAAAGTTGAGGGCAAAGGATATGAGATATGATAAATCAGAAGTAATGAAAAGAGCGCGGAGAACATACAAAGCACAGGATTTTAATTACAAGAAAGGTCTTTGGAGCTTTGCAAAATGCTTAAGCAAAGCATGGGAAGTTGTTAAAGCAGAAGTCAAAAGAACAGTTATTGCTCCAGCAAAGAAAGCAATTGAAAAAGAAATCAAGGAAATTGCAGACTGGTTCATTAAAAAGAAATTCGACCAGAATGAGAGATATGCAATTTCTTTAGCTGACATGACTGCAGTAAAAGAGACAGAAAAAGCATACTTCATCAAAGCGGTATCTGATTTTGGAACAATTTCATTCTGGTGTCCAAAGAGTTTATGTAAATAAGAGGAGGAAGTTAAAATGCATAAGAACATTGCAGCAGGTGTGGTTGAAATTGAGTACAGAAGCGAGGCGGTCAAGGAGAGAAACAGATTTCTGAAAGACGGAAAGTATGATGTCCTGGAAGGAGGCATCTGTGCAGCAGGCGACATCATTGTATGCGGGCCGGATTATGAATCAGCAGCAGAGTATTTGAAGCCATTTTTAATCAAGTGTACAGACGTTGAAGATCATGTTGAGCAGCTTAAATTGACAGAAGAGCTGTATGATGTGCAGGTCTGGGATACCACAGATTTTAATTTAGGCACAGTATTAGGAGAGGAGTAGGAGATGGCATTTTTAGGAAAAAGCGGAAAAAGAATATCAATGGATTGCTCGGAATTACTGGAGGAATTAAGGGAAGACATTGCAGAGTTTGGACCATCAGAAAAAGTGATGGTGTGGTGCAAGAAGACTGATGGAGTTGAACTTTACACAAATTATGACTTTAAAGGGACAGAAAAACCAATTAAGATGTCAGAACTTAAGAAGGGAGAGTATTTCAGAACGATGACAATGGGGGAGCTGCTCCCATTACTTGAAAAAGAAAATGAATTATAGAGATTAGCCACCTGAAAGGGTGGCTTTCTTTTTTTTACTACAGTTGTGCAAATAATAGAAAAAAAGAAACAACTCTTATATGCTTTCTGCATATAGGAGTTGTTTTACGTTAAGGGGGTGGAGGCATGGCGAGAGGTCGTCCGGGAAAGAAAGACGAAATCTGCAAGCATAAGGCAGATATTGAAAAGTGGGCGGCGGAAGGTCTCACGATGGGACAAATAGCCAAGAAACTGGGAGTTTCAGAGTCCACTCTTTATAAATACAAAGCTGAATTGCCGGAGTTATCGGAGACCGTTAAAAAGGGCAGGCGGGAAGCCGTTGCTGAGCTTGAAAACATGGCTTTCAAAGCCGCAAAAGGCTACACAATGACGGTGATAAAGCATCAGAAAGTGAAAAGGATTGAGTATGAGGATGGAAAAAAGAAACTAGAGAAAGAAGAAATGGTTGAGTATGAAGAAGAAGTATACTTTCCACCAAATCCAGCATTCAACCTGTTCCTTTTGAAAAACTGGGGCAAATACAGCAATGAGCCAGAGACGGTGAAGCTCCGGAAGAAAGAAGTGGAGCTTCGAAAAAAACAGATAGAGGAAGGAAGTTGGTCTTAATGATTTTTGATTTTTTTAAAGATGTGATGAAAAAAATTGATAAAGAAAAGATAACACAGAGCTCGGCGGTGAACGTGGAAGGGTATGTGTTGGACGCAAGGGAGAAGAATCCTTCCATATCTGGAACCATGGCTAATCAGATTAGTAAATTAAACACAAATTTAAGCTCTATAGTAATCGTTAAATCAGTAAAAATATATGCTGCCACAACAATTGGTGCCGGAGAGGGTGCAGAAATATATTTTTCCGTACCCTCTATTAAAAACTATAAATGTGTGTTAGGCATTGGAGGAACTAGTTCAAATAATTACGTTATCCCAGTAAGGGCATCTGATGTGCCAAAGAGTGATGGTACATTAAGGTTACATTACAAAAATATCTCAAGTGGAGCTACAAATGTTAATGACCTATATTGCAATATGATATTTGTTCGTCATTAATTTTGTGTTTAGTTAAAAAAGAAAGAGAGGAAAAATAATGAAATACATAAAAATCACGGGCGTTGAATACGCCTGCATCGACGTTCTGATAACACAGAATGCGATTGAATTCACACCGAATGAATTAAAAATTGAACATGCGATAGAGGCATTTTCAGAAGTGAAGGAGCTTACGGTGCTGGATGAAAACAAAGAGACAATCGGTGTTTACAGCGGATTGGAATTTAAGTCAGCCACAATTGATGCAGAAAAAAAAGTGAAAGTAGCATTGTCAATGGAGACTGACACAGAAAAAAGATTAAGGACACTTGAAAAAGGCCAGGCAGAGTGTGAGGAAGCAATAGCAGAGTTGATTGGGGGCGGTGTAAATGAGTAAGGCAGTAAAAAATATCATGGTCAGAGTCATTCGAAGAAGAATGGAGGCGGGAGAGGATATTGAAGACATTCTGAAAAGCTATTCAAAATTGACTCCAGAAGAGAAAAAAGAATTAAAAGAAGCCGTGGGGTGAGTGAATGATAATATGGCAGTATGTGCAGCTCCACTGGCTGGAGTGGCTTTTTACAATAATAACTGCAATCCTCGGATTCCTCTATAGAGACATCAGAAAGCGGATGAAGAAAGAGCAGCAGAAAAACAATGCAATCGCTGATGGAGTTCAAAGCCTGCTCAGAGAGAGTATTGTCCAGAATTATAACAAATACCAGGACAAAGAGTATTGTCCTATTTATGCAAAAGAAAGCATAAAGAGGGCATACAAGGCTTATCACAACCTGGGTGGAAATGACGTTGCAACAAAACTATACAACACACTTCTGGCAATGCCGGAAGAGAAGGGAGAAGAACATGTCAAAGATATTAAAGAATAGTGTGCTTAAACCGAATGTGAACACAAAAAAGTGGTGGAAAGCGGCAGGAATTAGAGCAGTAAAAACGATAGCACAGGCTGCAATCGCAGGAATCGGAACGGCGGCAGCAATGGGACAGGTTGACTGGAAGTATGTGATATCTGCGTCAGCGCTGGCTGGAATCATTTCACTGCTCACATCAGTCGCCGGAATACCGGAAGTTAAGGAGGAATAGAGAATGATCTTAAATATACACGCAGGACATAATCCTGATGGAAAGGTTGCTTGTGGCTCAGTTGGAATTTTGAAAGAATCAACAGAAGCAAGAAAGGTAAAGGACTTGGTGATAAGCCAGCTTCAGAAGGTGGGACATACTGTTTATGACTGCACGGTAGACAATGGTTCAAACCAGTCTGACGTACTCGCAAAAATTGTCAGTGAATGCAATTCACATTCTGTTGACCTTGACGTATCCATTCATTTGAATTCTGGAAGAAATGATTACGAAGGTGATGGCTCAATCGGTGGAACAGAAGTGTGGTGCTATAACGAAAAAACAAGGTCAATTGCGGAAAGAATATGTGAACAGATTGCAAGTCTCGGATTTAGAAATCGTGGCGTGAAATATTCCACAAAACTTTATGTCTTAAGAAAAACAAAGGCTCCTGCAATACTGATTGAATGCGCTTTTGTAGATGACGCAGACGATGCAAAGCTGTGGAATGCAGAAAAAATTGCTACAGCAATTGTACAGGGAATTATAGGACAGGCTGAAAAGCAGACAGAGAAAAAGCCGGAAGTTGCACCGGTGCAACCAGAACTTTATTGCGTAGGAAATGCATATACGCTTCAGAATGAGATGAAAGTCCGCACAGGTCCTGGAACTCAGTACAGAGCAAAGAGACCGAAGGAACTGACGACCGATGGACGCAAACATGACAAGGATGGTGATGGAGCGCTGGACGCAGGCACACGGGTTACCTGTAAAGAACTTTCCAAAGATGGAGAAGACATCTGGATGAGAACACCATCCGGATGGATTGCTGCATATTACAAGGGCAAGGCATACGTTCGATGAGCAGAAGTGAATTCTACCGTTCAAGGAGCTGGAGAGAGTTTGTCGAGCTTTTAAAAATTGAGAGGACAGATGAAAACGGATTCATAATATGTGCGCATTGTGGAAAGCCCATTGTGAAAAAGTACGATTGCATAGGACACCACAAGGAAGAGCTGACAGAAGAGAATTACGAGAATCCGGAGATATCCTTGAACCAAGACAATGTAGTCCTAGTACATCAGAGATGCCATAACCTGATACATGACAAGCTGGGCTATGTAGAGAAAAAGGTCTACATTGTGTACGGCTCACCACTAAGCGGGAAGAGCAGCTATGTTAAGAGTTTACAGAATGAGGGAGACCTTATTGTGGACATTGATAATATCTGGCAGGCTCTATCCGGTTGTGAAAGATACATAAAGCCATTGCGCCTGAGAGCCAACGTCTTTCAGGTTAGAGATGCCTTGATTGAGCAAGTGAAACACAGGACAGGAAAGTGGAGTAATGCATATATCATTGGTGGCTATCCATTCGAAGCCGAGCGGAATCGCTTGGCGGACATGCTTGGAGCGAGGCTGATTCATATAGACACTTCGAAAGAGGAATGCTTGGAACGGCTTGAATACTCTGAAGATGGAAGAGACAAAAAGGAATGGAGTAAATACATTGAGGACTGGTGGTTGCAGTTCGAGGGAGGCTTCTGACCTCCCCCCACCCTTTGGAAAAATCAAAGGCGTGGAAGACTGTTGAGAAGGTGTCAATTTTCGCAGAATTGAAAATTTGACGAGATTTTTGGAAAAGAAATTACGGAGGAAAGAAAAATGAAAGTAAAGACATTAATTCGATTCAAAGACCTTGAAAAAGATACTATCAGAGAGGTAGGAGAAGTATTCGAAGTCACAAAGAAAAGAGCAACAGAACTGAGTACAGAAAAGAATAAGGCAGGAATCAAGCTGGTTGAAATTCTGGAAGAGAAGAAGGAAGAACCGGAAGAAAAACCGGCAGAGGATGAGTAGGAAAGAAGACCTGCTTGAGCTGCTCCCGGCAGAGACGATTGTTCTTACAGAGGAAGTTGTAAATAAAATCCTATTTTTAGAAAAAAAGATGGATGAATTAAAAGAGCTTCCATTTATTCAGGTAGACCAAAAGAATAATATGCGCCAGAGGAGTACCCCTGCCGCCAAACTGTATAAGGAACTGCTCCAGCAATACACAAATTGTGTAAAGATACTGGAAGCAGTCATTTACAGAAATAGAAAGCTGGAAGGCCCTGAAGAAGAAGCCTCCCCGCTGGAAGAGTGGTTGATGAATCATGCTGATAGCAGAAAAAAAGATTTGGACACCGGATAATTCATTTCTGCTGGAGTATGCAGCGAGGATTGAAACTGGTGAGATTATCGTCGGAAGGGAGCTATGGCAGGAGCTTCAAAATTTAAAAGAGGACATGTTATCAGATGCATTCCTGTATGACACGCAGGATGCATTAATCAGAATGGATTTCATGGAGCATTGCATCCGGTTGACCAAGAGCCCTTTCTACAACAAGCCAATGGTATTAATGCTATGGCAGAAGGCTTTTATTGAAGCGGTTTACAGCTTCAAAATGAGTGATACTACATGGCGGAGATTCAAAAGAGTGTTGCTTCTGATTGCGAGAAAAAATACCAAGAGTGAAACCTGTAGTGCGTTAGGAACCACAGAGCTTGCCATCGGAAAAGCAGGAATGGACATTGTCTGTGCATCAAATGATGATTCGCAGGCGAGCATCATTTATGACACCATCGACACCATGCGACTACTGATAGACACGAATGAAAAGTATACATCGAGAAATCAGCGATTCTTAAGAAATAAGGTGACAAACACCAAGATTTTCAAAATGTCTGAACGGACGAGGAATAAGGAAGGCCGGAACATTGATGTGGGATTCCTGGATGAATCGCACGAGATGAAGGAGAATGTCATTGCAAAGCCGATTGAGCAGAGCATGTCGTTGAAGGATGAGCCGCTTTTTGTGAATTTGACAACAGAAGGATTCACAGAAGATGGATATCTCGATGAAGAGCTGGTCAAAGCTAGAAAGATAATCAGCGGAGAAGATGATGGAGTGTCAGCCATCAGGACGCTGCCATGGCTTTACACACAAGACAGTGAGCAAGAGGTTTGGCAGAATCGCAAAAGTTGGTTTAAAAGCAATCCTTCGCTTGGAATAGTGAAAAAATGGGACTACTTGGATGAACAGATAGATTTAGCGAGAAAGTCAAAGGCAGATAGAATTTATGTATTATGTAAAGATTTTAACATAAAGCAGAATTCAGCAGAAAGCTGGCTGAATCTTCAAGATTATGACTACCCGGCGAAGTTCGATATAGAAGACTTCAGGGGAGCCTATGCACTTGGTGCAGTCGACCTTGCCGAGACAACAGACCTTGCAAGCGCCAAGATTCTCATGATGAAACCGAATGAAAAAATAAAATACATTTATTCACAGTACTTCATACCGGAAAGTAAGCTGGAGGAATCAGATGATTCCACAGTTGGCGCAAAATACAAGGAATGGGCGGAAAACGGACTACTGACCATTTCAGAGGGAAGCGATATCGACCTCAGCATTGTAGCAGACTGGTTCCGGATGCTCTATGAAGAAAAGGGCATTAAAGTGTGGCGGATTGGTTATGACCAGAAGTTTGCAAAAGACTGGATTAACAGAATGGATGAGCACGGCTGGACAAAGGAGAATGGAGATTTAATCATGATTCTCCAGAATGCTCAGACATTAAGCAATGCCATGAAGCTGCTGGAAGCCGATTTTAAGCATCGCCTTGTAAATTATGATGAAAATAAAATGGATAAGTGGTGCCTTAAGAATGCAGGCATTCAGGTAGACAATCTGGGAAGATGCCTGTGTGTGAAGAAGGACAAGAGAAAAAGAATCGATGGAGCGGTGTGCGACATCATCTTATATGAGACATACCGGCAGAACAGAACAGAATTCAAGAAGCTGGTGGAAGGAGAGTAAGAAGTGGGTTGGTTTGGCAATTTACTTGACAAGATTTCGATAAAAAGAATAACCGGAAGGTACATGGACATAAACGGTGGGACACCGATTTTTTCACAGTTTGGTCAGGACATTTACGCAAGTGATGTTGTGCAGCAGGCTGTATCCTGCATCGCACAGGAAATGAAGAAACTGCGCCCAGCTCATATCAGAGATGATGGAACTGGTGTATATGCTGTTAAAAAAGGCGATATCGCAAAGATATTGAATAAACCAAATCAGTTCCAGACGACGGCAGACTTTCTGGAAAGTATAACAACACTGCTTTTTTTAAATTATAACGTGTTTATCATCCCGACCTATTATGAATGGTACGACGACAATAGTCAGTACCATAAGGTTTACGATGGTCTATATCCGATTGTACCTACGCAGGTAGATTTTATCGAGGATGCAGCAGGGCAAATGTACACGAAGTTTAATTTTGAAAATGGAAAAAGTTACCTGATTAACTATAGGGATGTGATTCACTGGAAATTCCGGAATTCGTCAAACCTGCTGATGGGCGGTGATAAGTCTGGAAGACCAAACCACAATGCACTCCTTCAGACGCTTGCATTGAATCATGAGCTTCTTCAGGGCGTTTCAAAAGCAATGAAGGCTACATATGCAGTTAATGCTGTGGTTAAAATTCCGACAGTAATGGGAAAAGAAAAGTCGGAAAATGCCATAAAGGAATTGAATGAAAAGCTGAAAAACTCAGAAAGTGGACTAGCAGCAATTGACATGAAAGCGGAGTACATCCCGATTAAAAAAGAGGTCAAGCTGGTCGATAAAGACACTCTGGAATTCATAGACCAGAAGATATTGAGGACATTTGGGGTGCCGCTTCCAATTCTAACCGGAGATTATACAAAGGCACAATATGAGGCTTTCTATCAGAAGACAATTGAGCCGCTTATCATCTCACTCAGCCAGGTCCTTACGGACAAGCTGTTAAGTGATGGAGAGCGGTCACACGGAAATATGATAAAGCTCTATCCGAAGGAACTCATCTTCATGAGCATGTCAGAGACGCTTGAGATGATACGGCTCGTAGGTGACTCCGGTGGTTTATATGAAAATGAGAAAAGAACAGCTCTTGGCTTGATGCCATTAGAAGAGTTAAATGGAGTCAGAATGCAGAGTTTGAACTATGCAAATGTAGAGATAGCTGATAAATACCAGCTTGGAAAAGTAGATGGAAAGAAGGAGGCGTAAGAGCATGGGTGCAATATTAAGAACGAGAGCCTTTGATTGTGAAGTCAGGGCGGAGAGCAATGAGAAACATGGCAATTATATCACCGGCCGGGCAATTGTATTTAATTCAGTAACCGACATGGGCTACTTTGATGAGGTGATAGAGCCTGGTGCACTGGACGAGGCAGACCTGAGAGATGTCAGGATGCTGATTAACCATGATACAAAGATGGTGCCGGTGGCAAGAAGCCGAAATAATAATGCAAATTCAACATTACAGCTTACAGTAAATGACCAAGGTATGGATATCCGGGCAGACCTTGATACTGAAAATAATCCGGATGCAAAAAAACTCTATTCAGGAGTAAGCCGTGGCGATATCTCAGGGATGTCGTTCATGTTCTACATAAAAGAGCAGAAATGGGAACGGATGGATACAGATCATCCGCTGAGACGAATCTTAAAAATCGAAAGAGTATTAGAAGTCTCAGCAGTCACGTTCCCGGCTTACGAGGCTACCGAGCTTTCTGCAAGGGAAGAAAACAGACAGGCGCTGGAGAGCGCAAAGGAAGCACTGGAGAGTGCAAGACGCTCACTGGATAGTGAGAAAGCGGAAGTAGAAAGAGCCAGAGCAAAAGCACTTTATAATTTTTAAGGAGGAAAGAAAATGAAGTTATTAGAACTCTTAAAGAAAAGAGAGCAGGAATTAAGAGAAAAAATCAAAGCATCAAATGATGCAGCAGAAATCCGCTCCATGGGCGATGAACTGAATGCCACCATGGAAGAAATCAGAGCATTGGAAGAGAAATTGAAGGACCAGCAGCAGAGAGATCAGCAGGGAGAGCCTGACCAGCAGCAGAGAACGGCAACGCCGGACATCCCAGACAATGTACAGTTGAGAAATGGATTTGTGGCATCCTTTAATCAGACACCACAGAAGAGAAATGAAGACCCTACAGACACAATTGAATACCGTACAGCATTCATGAATTATGTGTGTAGAAATGTGCCGATTCCGGCTGAGCTGCGTGAAAATCAGGTGACAACCACAACGGATGCATCTGCTGTTATCCCAAATACAATCTTAAATGAAATCGTTAAGAAATTGTCCACATTTGGAAATATTTACGCAAAAGTAAGAAAGCTCAATGTTAAGGGTGGAGTTTCAATCCCAGTCCTGACATTAAAACCGGAAGCTAAGTGGATTGATGAAACAACCGCAAGTGATACGCAGAAGATTAAAGCGGATGAAAAGATAACCTTCTCCTACTTTGGAGTAGAATGCAAGATTGCGCAGTCCCTGCTTGAAAATATCACCACACTGGACATCTTCCAGGAACAGTTTGTTGAACTGGCTACAGAGGCAATTGTAAAAGCGATTGAAATTGCTATCTTCAACGGTGATGGAACAACACAGCCGACAGGTATCTTGAAAGATACCAGAGTACCTTCCACAAACGTAATCACCATGACACCGGAAGAGTTCGCATCCTGGGACGGATGGCATAAAAAGGTAAAGGCAAAGATGAAAAAAGCCTACAGAGATGGTGAATTTATCATGGCACAGGGCACATTTGACGGCCACATCGATGGAATGACAGATAAAAACGGTCAGCCAATCGGAAGAATTAACTACGGCTTGAACGGAGAGGAAAACTACCGCTTCATGGGAAAAACCGTAGAGACTGTGGAAGACGAATGCATTGCATCCTGGGATGATGCAAGTGTAGGAGACGTAGTTGCGGTATTTGGAAAACTCTCAGACTACGGCATTAATACGAATATGGAGATGACCATCGTTAAGTGGGTGGATCATGACACGAATGAAATCAAGAATAAATGCATCATGATTCTTGATGGAAAGCTCATCGATCCGAACGGATTCCTCATCATTAAAAAAGGTGAATCCACAGTAAGTGCGTAAGGAGCAATGACATATGGATGATGTCTTAAAAAAAGTCAAGGATATGCTCGGAATCACGGGCGATTATCAGGACAACACCTTACGATGCTACATTGAAGAGGTGCAGGAGTACATGAAGGATGCCGGTATCTCGGAAGAAGTGGTGAATGACAAAGCATCCTTTGGAGTAATCGCAAGAGGTGTATGTGACCTTTGGACATACGGACCGGGCAACCTGTCAAACTACTTCATGCAGCGGGTTATTCAGCTTTGTTATAAGGGGGAAAAGTAAATGTATCACCAGACAGAGCCATTTAATCATCGCTTAATATTGTGCACACCGACCACCAGAAAGGTGGTTGGTGTGGTGCAGAAAGAATTTAAGGAAGCAGGAGAAATCTTCTGCAACTTTAGAACGTTTGGCGGAACAGAGACCACAGTGAACGGAGTGTTTACGTTGATTGACACTGCAGATGTGACAACCTGGTACAGACCGGATATCACAGCAGGGTGTCAATTTAAGGATGGAACAGATGTCTATGAGGTGCTTGGGACACCGGAGGATATTGAAAAGCGGCATCAGTACATGAAGTTTAAAATCAGGAGGATTGCAGGCGGTGCGTAACAAGGTAGGGCTTCAGTTCGAAGGATGGCAGGAGATGATTGCCAATCTGGACAAGCTGGGCGGCTCAGATGCCATGAAGAAGGGCGTGGAAGCCGGGCTTACTGCTTCAAAAGAGGCAGTAAATGAGAAACTTGAAAAAGCTATTGAAAAGAGCAATTTGCCGGCACACGGTCGCTTCTCAACCGGAGAAACCAAGAAGTCCATTGATAAAGAGATGAAGGTTGACTGGGAAGGTGGAACTGGGAGCATTAAGGTAGGCTTCGACTTCTCAAAATCCGGACTGGTCAGCATTTTCTTAATGTATGGCACACCGAGTATGAAGCCGGTTAAGGGATTGAAAGCTGCCGTTTATGGCACAAAGACACAGAAAGAAATAGGAGAGCTTCAGGAAGCTGAAATCTCAAAGGTTATTAAAAAAATCATGGAGGGTTAACATGGAGAAAAAGCTGGTTGAAATCATGGAGAAGACAGGATATCCGGTTTATTTGCAGGGGAGTTTACTTCCGGAAGAACCGTATCCGGAGAGCTTCTTCACATACTGGAATGACACATCAGACGGAGACAGCTTTTATGATGATGACGAGAGAAGCATTGTCTGGGAGTTCAGCGTGAACTTTTACTCCACGGATCCTTTACTGATTCAGACACAGCTTGACGCTGTGAAAGACCTCTTGAAGAAAGAGGGCTTTGTGGTGAGCGGAAGAGGACATTCGCTCGCTAGTGACAAGAAGACACACACAGGAAGAGGCATTGATGTCTCTTATAAGGAGGTTTAAAGATGAAAGTTAGAGAGTGGCGAGGAATAAGAGACCTTATTGCTGCCGAGTTGAAAACAGATGAAAAAGCTGGAGAAATGACATACGGAGAACCGTTTGCAGTAGCCGGAGCATCAGGCTTGACAAAGGATGTAGAGTCAAGTTCTGAGGCAAAGTATTATGATAATGTGCCGGCAATCGTAATTGATTCAGTTGGAGCAGACACAGTAAAGGTAGATGTATCAGCAGTCGATATAGACGTTTTGGCAAAATTAACAGGACAGTTTTATGATGAAGAAACGGGAATGCTTGTAGAAGGAGAACGTGAGGAAAAGTATTTTGCAATCGGATATATAACTGAAAAAACAGATGGAACAGAGATGTTTGTCTGGAGATTAAAAGGTAAGTTCTCAATTCCTTCTGATACGAGAAAAACGAAGGATAATGGAACAACGTCGAACGGAGACCAGCTGACATATACTGGAATTAATACAACGCACAAATTCACAAAGACAGGAAAAGGTGCAAAGGCGGTTATTATTGACACGGAAAAAAATCCGTTAGATGAAAAAGAATTCTTCAAAACAGTACAGAATCCGGATACAGTGAAAAAATCACTGACAGCATAATAAAAAAGAGATAGCAGGGATATCCTATGATATCCCTGTTTTTGAAAGGAGAAAAACATGGAATTCAAATTGACAGTATACAAAGATGAATCACTCCAGGAAGTGAAGCGGATTGCAGAAGCGGATAGTTTGAAAATCCCATACCGCACTTCCCTTAATTTAATAAATATGCTCGCTTCAATTGATGGAGAAGAGGGAGAGGATGTGCTGGGTGCCATCAGAAGCACACCGGAATGCCTGAATAAGATTCTCAAGGCTACTTTTGGTCTGACAGAAACAGAACTGGATGGCATTAATGCAGCAGAGCTTATTGATGTTGTAAAAGGATTAATGACATGGTGCATTGCTCAGCTTAGGGGGATGCACAAGCCAAAAAAACAGTAAGCGGTGGTGTGAAGCTCACATTACCGCAGGCATTTGCAGAGCTGAACCTGTCATTGTGCGGACAGTATAAAGGGATGAATCCGATTGAATTACTGGACTATCCGGCAGGGGACGTTTTTCAGCTTATCAATGACATGATAGACCATAATGACCGGGCAGAAGAAGAAAAGGCGGTAGAAAAAGAAATCCGTGTACCTGCAGGTGATAATTGGTTTTAGGAGGGAAAAAATGGCAAGAAAGCAGAATGAGACAACGACAAAATTCAAGGTGGACATATCTGAGCTAAAGGCAGCCATGCAGGAAGCCAAGCGGCAGATTACGCTTGTAAATTCTGAATTCAAGGCAACCAGCTCCGGAATGGATGACTGGAAAAGTAGTACAGATGGGGTAAGCGCAAAAATCCGGTCTCTGAATAAGGTATTAGAACAGCAGGAGAATATCCTGAAGGCAGAGCAGGAGCAGTTGATACTCACAGAGCAGGAGTATGGTTCGAATTCAGCAGCGGCTGAGAATTTAAGAATTAAAATAAATAATCAGCAGGCAACCGTAAATAAGACCAAGAAAGAGATTGACGAATACAAAGAGACGCTTTTTGAATTAAGAAAAGCGCAGAGCGAAGCGGAGGAAAGTGCAAAAAAGGCAGGAAAAGGAGTTCAATCTGCCGGAGAGAGCGCAAAGGATGCAGGGGAAAGCGCAAAGAATGGCTCAGAAGGTTTTACAGTCTTAAAAGGGACGCTGGCAGAGCTTGCCGCTGATGTGATTAAGGACCTAATAGAAGAGTTCAAAGAACTGATGACGGAAACGGACAGTGCTTATAACAAATTCCAGGCACAGACAGGTGCAAGTACAGAAGAAATGAAGGCATTCAAAGAAGAAATGAATGGACTGTACAATGATGCCTTTGGTGATAGCCTGGAAGATATTGGCGACAAGATGGCTACGGTCAAACAGATAACAGGAGAAGTGGATCCGAGCAAAATACGGGAGCTGACAGAGAATGCCATGACATTGGAAGATACATTTGGCTCAGATTTTGACGAGACCATGCGAGGTGTGAATAACTTAATGGTGCATTTTGGTATTGATTCGAAAACAGCATTTGATTTGATGGCAAAAGGAAGCCAGAATGGACTCGACTACACCAGTGAGTTGGGTGATAATCTGGCTGAGTATGCAGGAAATTTTGCACAAGCAGGATATTCAGCAACACAATATTTTCAGTTACTTGAAAATGGAACTAAAGGTGGAGCATACAATCTGGACAAAGTAAACGATTCAATAAATGAAATCAAAAACAGACTTGGGGACGACACGATCCGGGAAAACCTTGACCTGTATAGCGATAAGACCAAGAAATTATTCAAAGATTGGGATGAAGGAAAAGGGACGATGAAGGATGTCATTGATTCCATAGTAGATGATATTTCAAATTGTACGAATGAGCAGCAGGCGCTCACTATGGCAGCTACCACCTTTGGAACTATGGGAGAGGATGCAAACCTTGATGTCGTAAAATCCCTCACATCACTGGGAGAATCCTACGATGATGTAGCAGGCTCAATGGAAGAATTGAAAAAAATCAGATATGACGATGTGGGAACCCGGTTCAAAGAGCTTGGAAGAACTTTGAAAACAGAAATGCTTATTCCGATGGCAGAAAAAGCCATCCCGTATTTTGAAAAATTCGCAGATTACGCAATAAATAATATTGATGATGTCATCCGGATTTTAAAAATACTTGGAGCAACGCTCGCTGGTGTATTTGTGGTAAATAAAATAACCAGCTTCATAAATAGCGTGAAGGGTCTTGCGACGGCTGTTGGGCTTCTAAAAGTAGCCACTGACGCAGAGACTGCATCCACGCTGGTATTAAATACGGCAATGCTCGCATCACCAATCACATGGCTTGTTGCCGGGGTAGCAGCACTTGCCGGAGGAATAGCTCTGCTCATAAAGAAGGACAAAGAAGCCATGGAAGCAGAGTACGGTCTTTCTGATGCTCAAAAGGAGCGGATAGACCACATCAATGAGGAATATGAAGCCTATGAGCAGATGATAGAGACCAGAGAAAAAACAATGGCCGGCATTGATTCTGAATATAGCAGACTGCAATCTTTGAAGGATGAGCTGAATACATTAATTGATACAAATGGTCAGGTGAAGGCAGGATATGAGGATAGAGCAAACTTCATTGTAAATGAGTTATCTGAGGCTCTTGGAATAGAAAAGGAAGAAGTCTGGGATATCATCGAAGCAAATGGAGAGCTTGGAGAAAGCATTGACCAGTTGATTGAAAAAAAGAAAGCAGAAGCTGTATTGGATGCAAGCGAGGGTGATTACGAGGAAGCAATAAAGGGCAGACAGGAAGCCTTGACGGATTATATGGCAGCCCAGGATGATTACCAGAAAGCACTTCATGAGGTGAATATGCTGGAGTATGAGGTAGCCTATAATAAGAAAAATGGATACATACAGGCATGGTATGATTCGCAGGATGCTTTGAAAGTCGCACAAGAGGCGCTGGATGATGAAAGCGATTCGCTGGCGAAGGCAGAGGAGAAGTACATTGGATATCAGAATACGATAAAAAATTATGAAGGGCTTTCTTCTGCAATAATAAGCGGGGACGCAGACAAAATCAGTGACGCAATGATAAGGACGCAGAATAGCTTTATAACGGCAGAAAACGGAACGAAGCAGAGCTTGCAGAATCAGCTCACAAATTTGAAGCAGAACTATACTGACCTGAAAAAAGCAATTGAAGAGAACACTCCGGGAGTGACGCAGGAGATGGTTGATCAGGCTAAATACATGGTTGATCAGGCGCAGATTGAGTTGGACAAGTATGCAGCAGGCGCAGGAGAAGCAGGAAGCGAAGGCGCAAGTGCATTTGCAGACGGAATGATACTGCAGAACGAGCTTGTAAGTGGAACAGCGGCAAATACTGCAAATACAGCAAAAGCACAGCTGGATAGCGTAGACACTTATTCCAGTGGAACAAGCCTTGTAGATAAGCTGGCATCCGGCATTCAGAACAATGGAGTAGCATCCTTGGCGGCAGCAGGCACCGCAGGGGCGGCGAAAGACCAGATAGACGGAACTGACACATATTCCAGCGGAACAAGCCTTGTAGATAAGTTATCAGCCGGAATTCAGGACAACAGCGGTGTGGCGAATACGGCAGGACAGACAGTTACCGGAAATGCAATAGACGGAATATCTAGCAGAAATGGAGACGCACAGAAAGCCGGTGCAGACTTTACACAAGGGTTTTCAAATGGAATTGTAGGAGGCATGACAGGCGCAGGAGATGCAGCGGCAAGTTTGGCAGCAAACACGTTGAAAAGATTTAGGGAAGGACTGGACGAGCATTCGCCATCCAAGAAGACTTATGAAGCTGGAGATTTCTTCGTGGCAGGTTTCAGAAATGCGATTGTGGACAAGACGAAAAATGCTGTTAAGGCAATAAAGAGCCTTGCTGCAGACTCGCTCGGAGCATTGAATAGTGAGCTTTCAAATGATATTAATGTTCCGGAAATCAGTGCAACAGCAAACACATTGAAAAAAGCCGGAAGTTGCACCGGTGCAACCACGGAGACAGGGGCAGAACAGAGGACGATTATTCAGAATTTCTATCAGACAAATAACAGCCCGAAGAGCTTGAGCAGGCTTGAGATTTATCGCAACACAAAAAATCTGCTCGGATTTGCAGGAGGACCACAATGATAAGTTTAATTGCTGAAAATGAAAGAGGAGACAGAATCGATTTTTCAAAGAATAAGGACTACACCATATACAAGGTGGACGGAATTACCCCTGTGGAGGCTACAATAGCCTCTACAGCGAATTCTACAGCGGATGGTGCTACAATTAACCGCCGGAGCATCGGATACCGTAACATCGTCATTTATATGACCATTAACGGAGAGATAGAAGAGAACCGCTTGAAGCTGTACCGGTATTTTCCGGTAAAAAAGGATGTGCGGCTGCACTTTGAAACGGACAGTAGAGACGTGCTTATTAATGGAGCGGTTGAATTGATAAGCTGTGACATTTTTTCAGCACGGGAAGTGGCACAGATAAGCATCATATGTCCACAACCGTACTTCCGGGCAGTAAATGACCTGGTAAGTTATTTTTCAGATACAGAAGCACTGTTTGAATTCCCATTTTCCATAGACAAAAATGGAATTGAAATCTCAAGAATCGAAAGGAATATCAGAAAGAGTATCATAAACACCGGAGAGACAGAGACGGGTATCATCATTCAACTGTATGCCACAGGAGAAGTGGTCAATCCGATTATTTATGACGTAGACGAAAAAACCTATTTGAAACTGAACTACACCATGCAGCAGGATGACGAGATTGTGATTAACACAAATACTGGCCAGAAAGAGATTAAGCTGATTCGTGCCGGTGTAGAGACAAATATCATGGGGCATCTTTCACCGGGCAGCACATGGCTTCAGGTAGAGCAGGGAGATAATGTTTTCACTTATAATTGCGATAGTGGAAATAGTGACCTCAGAATCACATTCATAACACAGCAGTTATACGGAGGACTTTAATATGGAGATACGGGTTCTTGATTTTAATTTTAATCTGCTCGGAACGATAGATACGTATGAAAGCTCAATCTGGAGACCGGAGTATTATGGTGTGGGAGATTTCGAATTGTATCTGAGAGCATCGGAAAAGGCAATAGACCTGTTAAAGAGAGAAAGGCTGCTTGTACGGTCCCAGGATGTCCATGTGAATAGCGATGAGACAGAAGTGATTTATAAAAAGGTCATGATTGTACTTAACTTTAATATAGTCACGGACAATGAAAGCGGAGACTATATCACAGTGACCGGAAGAGAACTGAAATATATTCTTCACAAGCGGATCGTGTGGAAGCAGACCAACCTTGCCGGAACCTGTGAAGATGGGATAAGGACATTGGTATCACAAAATGCCATCAATCCGTCAAATAGCAGTAGGGTCATCCCAAACCTTGTGCTGGGAGACAAAGTGGGAATCACAGAAAAGGTGGAAAAGCAGATCACCGGAGACAGCCTCGACCTTGCTATAAAGGATATTTGCACAACCTATGAGATTGGCTGGGATATTTATATTAAAAACAAAAAGATGATATTAGAAGTATACAAAGGCGAGGACAGGTCACATGGACAGAGTGAGAGGCCTTTTGTGGAATTCAGTGAGGCTCTGGACAATCTTGTGAATACAAGCTATCAGATGCGGACGGAGGAGTATTCAAACGTAACATTAATCGGTGGAGAGGGAGAAGGAACGGATAGAAAGTATGCATCCGTAGGCAATAGCCTGAAAGGGCTGGAAAGGAATGAAATCTTCACTGATGCAAGAGACATCAGCCAGACAACCATGGATGAGACCATCACGGATGAACAGTACAAGGTGCTGCTCCAGGAACGTGGCAAGGAGAAGTTGGCAGAACTGAGCATGACAGAAGGATTTTCCGGAGAGGTGGTAAGCAATAATACATTTACTTATGAGGAAGATTTTTCAATGGGAGACATTGTCACCGTAACAAATAAATACGGAATCAGTAGAAATGCAAGGGTAATCAGCACAATAGAATCGGAATCAAGTACAGGAATCACCTTGATTCCACAATTTAATTTGTAGGAGGAAAAGAATATGTGGAAAAGCGGATTTTTTAATAGCATTAATGGGGATAGAAAGTATGATGCGGAAGAGATGAGCGAGATATTTCAGGGACTTATCTCGGACGGAGTATATGAAAGCGTCGGCAATAAGCTGGCGGTACGTCCACAGGATTGTATGACCATTAAGATTGACACCGGAAGAGGATGGTTCGATAAAAGATGGGTAGAAAATAGTTCAGAATACCTTATGACACTGGAAAGCGCAGATGTGACATTAAACCGGTATTGCGCAGTAGTCATAAGGACAGACAGGACGGAGAGAGTCAGAGCATCCGCACCGGTGCTGAAATACGGAGCATATGCCACAAGCCCGAAAAAGCCGGAAATGACACGGACGGAGGAAGTTAAGGAGTATTGCCTCGCCTATATTTATATTAAGGCAGGAGCGACACGGATTACAGCAGCAGACATTGAAGACACAAGGGGAGACACAGAGCTGTGCGGATGGGTTACTGGTCTGATTGAGCAATTATCAACAACAACGTTGTTTGAGCAGTGGACACAGATTTTTTCAGACTGGTTTGCCGGATTGCAGGATATCATCGACACGGATGTCGAGACCAAGCTGGTCAATGCACTTCCACAGGCAGTCACAGTGACACTGCCAGTGAATGGATGGTCTGCATCAGAGGGAAAATATCTGAATACAGTCACGGTGCCAATCATGAATGAGACAAAGAGCGTCATCACTTATGTGAATAAGGATACCATGGCAGAATATGTGGCAGCAGGCATTACCTGCAAGGAGCAGGGGCAGAACTCCTTGACGTTTGAAGCAACTGCCAAGCCTACTGCTGAAATAAAGGTTGACATCCTGCACATGGGAGTTTAAGCTGAAAGAGAAAAGCAGAAGACACAGACGGTTGCGCAGAGGAAAAAAGGGTTCGACTGCGTTACCGTATAGTCCACTAAAGCTGAACAAGTCGAACTCTGTATATGATATTATCGTATACAGGAATATGTTTGGTTTGGTGTATCGAAGAAAATAAAAGTAACAGCATTGTATGGTTGCGAAAGTGATATATAATGCCGTTATTTTTAAGATATAATGCGGATTTGAATTTGACAAATCGGAATTGAGATTTCATATATTCCAAGGGATTTAATAACTGTTATATTTTATTATCAAATATCTCTCAATCCCTTGAAAACACAAAGTTTATCGCAGGTGAGCTTTCCCTTATTGTTTCCCTTGCGTTATATCGTCCCACCA